ATGGCACTTACAGGACTAAGACCTCCTATAGTTTTACCTAAACTTTGTATACCTTGTCCAAAACCCTGTAGACTTTTTTGTATTTGACCTGCTCTAGTTAGTTCTAAAGGAATATCTGTACCGGTTCCAATGTATTCACCCATGTCTGGTCCCGTTAATTCTTGTTGTTGATAACTTGGAAAACCTAAAAAACTTTGATTAAGTTTACTTTGATACAGATCATCTACTAATGGAGAAGGTTGTCTATTTGCATAAGAATCAAAACCAGCTTTTGCAAAATCACCATAGTTTATGTCGCTAGCTTGTAGTGCACCACCCATAGTGTTTGCTCCCATAGGTGTAGATTGGTATACAGCTGGTATACCTGAAGGCACTTCATTTTCTGTACCTTGTGGTATTTGAAACGGATTTAATAAGTATTGACTTTGAGGTATGTATTGATACCCCGCGTCATATACCGATTGATCATATGGACTTAATACCATTATTTTGTTACTCCGAATAAATCTAAACTAGGCATTACCACAGTTACGTCCCTTTGTATATCTTCTTCTGGGATGTTTGCTGCTTTTAAAGCTTCTTCATTTTCATACACTTCGCCAGTTTTTTTATTTTTTATTGTTGTTATTATTTCTTTTGGCTCTACCAAAGGTACTTCTTTGCCGTTTATTTTTAAGTGTTTGATATTTTTCATATTCCTCCTAAGTTCTATCAAATTCTAATATTGAAACAGTGCCTTCAAATACATTACCTGAGGCAGCTGACATTTGTAATTTATCGTTTTCTTCTAATATCACAGGTCCATCAGACATAGACCTAGAGTCACCTGAGTTTATGGTATGCTCTGCAAACTGAAAAGCTCTTGATGCAGAGTCGTCATATATAAAAGCTTTTATTTCTGTATTACCACCACTGACATTTGCTGCGTGTATGTTTTGTATAATAGCTCTTGATTCAGATGGTACAGTATAGATGTCTGTAACATCTGTAGTTGTTAAATCAAAGTTTGCGTTTTTAAATCTATTGGCCATTGCTTTTACTCGTAAACCAGTTAAGTCTTTGTTGTTCTTCTCTTAAATCTTGTTGAAACGTAGTGTTTAATTTATCAATCAATCCATCCAAGTCTCTAATCAAAGAGTCTGCATTTTGTTGTTTGTATTCTTTACCCGGTCTTGTAAATACTAAAGTTATTTTTGCCATTATCGCCTTCCATCTGGTTGTACATCTAATCTAAAAGTTCCTAATTTCCAAGACTGTGATGTACCTGTATTCTCAACTTTTAAAGATATAGCTCTAGCTCTTGCACGTGTATCTACTTTATCAGTAGAAGATGTAACTGTAAAGGGTCCTAATGGTGAGCTTGCTTGTGAACTATTTGAATAATTACGTAAATTTAAAGTTACTTGTGTGTTACCTGTTTGTGATAAGAAATCTGGTATAAATCTTCTTATTTTCATTATAAATTCACCATCACCTTTAAATGTTGCAACACCTGTTGAATTTCCCTGTAATGATCTTTGTTGTGTAATATCAAAATCTCCAGATTCAATATTAGATGTAATTACATTTACACCAGTTGCTAATGCTTCATCGGTTCCTTTTTCATGTTCAAAATATATAGTTGATCCATCTGTATTACCTATAACATCAAAAGAACTATCATCTGCTGCATTGTAATAAGTAGCATGTGGTAATCCAAATACAGAAGAGTCTTGCCATGTACCTCTTGATAAAGTCCCTGTAGTCCATACAGGTCTTTGTGGACGTGAGTCTATGTAATTATATGTTACACATCTATTAATAACAGTTGAACTTTGTGTACAATAGAACCATGTTATCTCACCAAATAGATTATTTAATCCAGCATTAATTAATTGTGATCCAGTTGTATTTAAATCATCGTAAACAAAGTCTTCTACTAAACAAATCATGGTCTCAAGATTACCAGAGTATTTAAAGAAACCATTATCTGAAAACCAATAAGCAGCACCATCAACTTCTATTGCTGCATTCTGTCCAATCAATCCACAGTTCGTACCAACTTGTGAAAAACCAAATGTAAACGGTGCACCAATAAAACGCATAGTAAATAAAGAAGTATCCGTCCAAACATAAATTGCATCTCTACCTCTAACTGCACCTACAATTTTTGATCCGTCGGCTAGTCTTTGTGTACCAGCAGTATTAATTGCTGTAGGTTGATACGTATTGATATCTTCTTGATCTGAAAATCTTATAAACATTTCATCTTGTGTAGTTGGATCACCAATAGTTGTTTCAGTTCCAAAGAATACTAAGTGTCTATCAGGAGTTGAAACTAACATAGCACGTGACGCTGTTGGTGCACCTGATATAATAGTTGCTCTTGTTGTTACAGCGTTCGCTGCATTTGAATCCCATTCAAATACTTCTGCGTTATGTATTAGTGCAATAATTTTATCTCCAAAGTTATCAATACTCCACATACCTGGATCAACAACTAAGTCACCAGATGCTGCTTCACCCCAAGCGATATAATCGGATGTATTTGTAACTGTGTCTCCAGCATTATGAGTTGCAGCTGTGGTATTTCTTACACCTCTTGTAACACCTGTTAAAACACCTGATGTAATACCTGTATAAGATATTTCTTCTGTTCCTATTTGTATAAAGTTTGTACCTGAAGTTGGAAACTGTGATGCATCAGTTAATTGAATTGCTGTTGTTTGAACTGCATTAATAGAACTAACTAAAGTAGTTGTTGCTTCACCAGATACTGTTCCACCCCATTGTCCTAACCCATAACCAAATCCCGGTAGCTGTTGTGCTGGTCCTACAGGATAATAATGTTGTACTCTAATACCACCGGATGTAGTTGCACCTGCACCTGTTTCAGCTGTAGGCATTGTAATAGTTAAAGTGGTAGCAGATGGTACAGATGTCACCATAAATTTTTTATCATCAAAATCTGCAGCCGTATAATCCGAACCTGTTATTGTTGTAAAATTATCTAAAAGAATAATATCTTTTGCATTAATTCCGTGGTCCGTGCTAAATGTTAAAGTAACCGATGTTGAACCATTCGTTGTACTAAATGCATTTGTTAATGTAGTTGTAGTTTTAATTGGGTGTATGTCATAAAATACACCACCTGTGTAAACGTATAAAATTCTATTGGTTCCTATGATAGCAAACTTGTTACCTGATTTATTAACTATGTGATGCAAGGCTCTTGCAGCCCCTGTCATTTTGTTCTCACCTAACTGTGCCCAACCACCTATTTTTTCAGGTGTACCATATCTAAAACGTACATTATCCCCACCAACCCATTGTCCTTCGGCTGTGGTTTCTGTAATCTGTTTATTGAACCCTGGTAGAAAACCTATTTTTTGTAACATATAACCTCATTGTATTACATATTCCTTATTGGTGGAACACCTAATAATGGTCGTTTATCGAACTTATTTTTCTCAGCAAAAGGACCATTTCGATGGTTATAGTGTAGAAATACTTGTCCACATACTTGACCTTCAAACGGTTCTCGCCAATGTTCTAGTTCGCATCCACTATATACTAGCATGTCGCCTGGATCAAGTAATACCTTTGTGCCCTCTGGGGCATTGGGTTTGTGTATTTGTTTATATTCATCAATAACAGAATCTGCACCTGTTCCGTCTATAAATATAGGCCAAGGATCACCCCCTAAATTTAAAGTAGTAGATATCTCACAAGAAGGCCTATCTTTATGTCTTCTTAATATATCACCTTGTTTATATATTCTTGCATATGAATATGTTGGTACTAAATCAAGTCCAGTTTCTTTAGCCATTACCGGTAACATCTTAACTAATAATGTTTCCATAACCTGATCTCCATAATGAGAATAGGTATTAGGAACTTGTTGGTCTGTCCACGTTCCAAACATACCATTGTCATAAGTTATGTTATTTTGATACATCCATTTAACTGCGTCACGTTTAAGTAAAAAATAGTTAAAGATAAAATTAGCGAGTTCATAACTAACTGCTTTTTTGATTACTTGATATTTATTGAAAGCCATCTTGTATAAAATTAAAACTTACTGATATTCTTATATCATTTGATTTATTAGGTTCAACACAA